AAGAAAAAGGCTGGAAGAAAGCACAGCCCTCACCGCCTAAAAAATCTACACCAAGAAAAGTAGTAACTAATACACTACAACGCAGCACACCTCCAAAACAAATTGAAAGAATACAAGAGCAATTAACATATCCTACAAAAAGTGTAGCGTTTGTATTAGGGAATGGAACAAGCAGAGCAAGCATTGATCCTCATAGCTTGAAAAACAAAGGCACTGTATACGGTTGCAATGCATTGTATAGATCCTTTTCTCCAGACTATTTGATTGCAGTTGATACTAAAATGATCAAAGAAATATCGTCTGCAGGCTACCAATTAAAAAATCAAGTTTGGACAAACCCTAACAAGTACACCAGAGAAATACAAGGATTGAATCTTTTTAGTCCTAACTTAGGCTGGAGCAGTGGTCCTACTGCATTAAATTTTGCCAGTTTAAATGGCGCAGAAACAATTTATATTTTAGGATTTGATTATAGAGGCATTGGAGATAGGCACGAAACCGTCAACAACATATATGCAGGCACAGTAAATTACAAAAGAGAAACTGATAAAGCAACTTATTACGGAAATTGGCAAAGACAGACTTCTCTGGTAATAAAACGAAACCCTCAAACGAGATATATAAGAGTAGTTGAAAAGGCAGAATACTTTGTGCCTGAAAATTTGATAGGATTAGATAATTTAGAGCACATCACAGTAAGTAAGTTCAAAGAAATTATTGGAATTTAATAAGTACGTTGTAAAATGGGCTGTTTTGAGCCTGTTTCGACGTACTTTTTTTTATAAAGTGTAAATATAATAGACAGCCTTGTAAACATAAAGGAGATAACAATGACTGATCGAGCAAAGTTTGAAGAAATGCTTGAGCGCCTTATTGCTGAAGATAAAGCAGGCGCAGAAGAGCTTTTCCATGAAATCGTGGTAGAAAAATCACGTGAAATTTATTCAAGTATCCTTGAAAGTGAAGAAGAAGTAGAGGAAGCTGACGAAGAAGTAGAAGAGTCAGATGACGAAGACTTGGACGAAGCAACTGATGAAGAAGTTGATGAGTCAGAAGAAGAAGTTGACGAGTCAGATGACGAAGACCTAGACGAAATGTTTGGTCTAGACGAGTTTGAAGCAGAAGCAGACCCAATGGCAGACATGGGTGGCGACGCAACTGATGACATGATGGGCGATATGGAACCAGACATGGACGGCGACGAAGAAGGCGACGACGAAGAAGCTGAAGGTCCAGAAGAAGCAATGTCAGATCTAAAAGACGCACTAGCAGCACTAGAAGCAGAATTTGAAAAAATGATGGGCGGCGAAGGCGACGAAGAAGGCGACGAAGAAGGCGACGAAGAAGAGCCAGAAGAAGCATTTGCCTTTGAATCAGACGACGAAGAAGTTGAAGAAGCAGCTGACGAAGAAGTTGAAGAAGCAACTGACGAAATCGAAGAAGCTGTAGAAAAATCAGCATCAGAAATCATGCGTGAGTATGCAAACAAAGTAGCACCGGCAAGCATGGGCGACAATGGCGCAAACGCAAAATCAGTCGTAGCAGGCAAAAATGATATGGGCGGAACAACTGCAAATATCTTAGGCGGTGATACGTCAAGTGATCCAGAAGTTGGAGCAGGTAAAAAAGTAGCAGGTAATGCACTAAACGACCAAACACCAAAAGAGGATAACGCAGGTAACAGAAATGTTAAAGGCGGAACCAGTGCTAAATCAGGCACAAAAAGCGAACCTGGCCACGGCGCCGAGAAAAAAGGCAAGCCAGAGCAAGCTGCTAACAAAAAGTCAATTACTGGCAGCTAAAACAAGGAACGACGGATGAACTTACTACAAGAAAATTTGAGTTTCGATAAGGCGAAGATGATCGTTGAGTCTGCTAATGAAGGCAAGGATCTTTTTATGAAAGGTATTTGTATTCAAGGCGGAGTACGCAACGCAAATCAGCGTGTTTATCCCGTAAATGAGATTAGCAGGGCTGTCACCACTCTTAACGAGCAGATAGCTGAAGGTTACTCACCATTGGGCGAAGTAGATCATCCTGAAGGACTTAATATTAACCTGGACCGTGTGTGCCTCATGATTGAAAGCATGTGGATGGATGGTCCAAATGGTTACGGTAAACTAAAAATACTACCAACACCGATGGGAGGCTTAGTTAAAACAATGCTGGAAAGCGGAGTTAAACTAGGCGTTTCATCGCGTGGTAGTGGAGACGTAGACGCTAGCGGAAACGTTAACGGCTTTGAAATAATCACTGTGGACGTTGTGGCTCAGCCTAGCGCCCCTGGTGCGTATCCTACTCCAATTTACGAACATTTAATGAACGAAAGAGGCGGATACAAGGCAATTTTAACTTCAAAAGAAGTCCAAGGCGATAAACAGGCACAGAAATATATTGCAGAGAGCTTATTAGATATAATAAGCAGGCTCCAGTAAAAGGAGAAAATTAATGGAAGCACTAAAAGCCCTTTTAGAGAGCGATGCAATCTCAGAAGCGATGAAAACAGAACTTGAGGAAGCATGGAACAGCAAAGTGCAAGAAAACAAACTTGCAGTTACCGCTGAACTACGTGAGGAGTTTGCTGGTAAGTATGAACATGATAAGAGTGTAATGGTAGAAGCTATTGATACTTTGGTTAGTGAAAAGCTAGCTGAAGAAATGGCAGAATTGCACGAAGATCGCAAACAACTTGCAGAACAAAAAGCAAAGTATGCTATGAAAATGCGTGAAGACGCAAACTTAATGGCAAATTTTGTTAAGCAAACACTTGTTAAAGAAGTATCTGAACTACACGATGATCAAAAAGCAATGGCAAGTAAATTTGGCATGCTAGAAGAATTTGTTGTAGAACAACTTGCAACTGAACTTGCAGAGTTCCAAGAAGACAAAAAAGACCTTGCCGAAACAAAAGTACGCTTAGTACGCGAAGGCAAGCAACACTTGGCTAAAGTTAAAACAGACTTTATCCAAAGAAGTGCCAGTGCAATTCAAGAAACAGTAGCTAAGGCTCTTACTACAGAGATCAAGCAACTTAAAGAAGATATTGACACAGCACGCCAGAACGATTTTGGTCGTAAGATTTTTGAAGCATTCAGCAATGAATACATGGGTTCACACCTAAATGAAACATCTGAGACTAAAAAACTAATGAATGTGCTTGAGACAAAGAACAAACAAATTGCTGAAACAAAAGAATTAGCACTAAAAGCTAAAGCTCTTGCAGAAGCAAAAGACGCAGAAGTCAAGCGTCTTGTTGAATCTCAAACACGCACATCAAAAATGAATGAGCTCGTTGGCCCACTAAGCAAAGGCCAAAGAGAAATTATGACAGACTTACTGGAATCAGTTCAAACCAACAGATTACAATCTGCGTTTGACAAGTATCTACCAGCGGTTATCCAAGGTAACACTCCAGCGAAGCACAAGGCACCACTAACAGAGGCAACAGAAGTAACAGGCAATAAAACAACAAACAGTTCGAAAGCAGACCATAATGTCGTTGACATTAAGCGTCTAGCTGGCTTATAAAGGAGAAATAATATGTCAGAACTATTAGAAAGTCGCTGGTCAGAAACAAAAGGTGCTTTAGTTGAAGGACTAAACGGCAACAAAAAAGCTGTGATGGAAACAACACTTGAAAACACTCGCAAGCACTTGATGGAAACTGCAACAGCAGGCGGAACATCTGCAGGTAACGTAGCAACACTTAACCGTGTTATCCTACCAGTTATCAGACGTGTAATGCCAACAGTCATTGCAAATGAATTAGTTGGTGTACAACCAATGACTGGACCAGTTGGTCAGATTCACACACTACGTGTACGTTATTCAGACACAGCAGGATCAGGCGCATCGGGTGCAACAGCAGGCGAAGAAGCACTAAGCCCATTCAAAATTGCTGAAGCATATTCAGGTAACACCACAACTGGTAAAGCCAATGCAACAGCAGCAATGGAAGCTGTGCCAGGTAACAGACTAAGCATTCAGATCTTAAAACAGACTGTTGAAGCAAAGTCACGCAAGCTATCAGCACGTTGGACATTTGAAGCAGCACAAGATGCTCAAAGCCAGCACGGTATCGACGTAGAAGCAGAAATCATGGCAGCACTTGCTCAAGAGATTACTGCTGAAATCGACCAAGAAGTGATCCAATCACTAACAACACTAGCAGGCACAGGTACAGAAACATACGACCAAGCCGCAGTATCAGGTACAGCAACATTTGTTGGTGACGAGCATGCAGCACTTGCAGTTCAAATCAACCGTGTAGCAAACTTGATTGCACAGCGTACACGTCGTGGCGCAGGTAACTGGGCTGTTGTTTCACCAACAATGCTAACAGTACTACAGTCAGCAACAACAAGTGCATTTGCACGTACAACTGAAGGCGCATTTGAAGCACCAACCAACACAAAAATGGTCGGTACATTGAACAACGCAATGAAAGTATACGTAAACACATATGCAGCAGACGATGATGTACTAGTTGGATACAAAGGTACAAGTGAATCAGACGCAGCAGCGTTCTATTGCCCATACATCCCACTAATGAGTAGTGGTGTTGTGCTTGACCCAGATACATTCGAGCCAGTAGTTAGCTTCATGACACGTTATGGTTATGTTGAACTAACAAACACTGCTTCGTCTTTGGGTAACGCAGCTGATTACCTAGGTAAAGTAGAAGTTACAGCAGGTAACTTGAGCTTTAGCTAAGTTAATCTTAATAGATTATGAAATAGGCCCTACGGGGCCTATTTTATTGAGTAAATATAATTAACAGCTAAGGAGTACTCATGCCAGTAGGACAAGTATACAAATACGACAAGAAAAGAAAATACAGTATTATTAGACCAAAGACCTGGGGTGATACATTAACGGATGTGTTGTTCTTATCAAACGATTACGATTTAAAAAAAGGCGATACAGTTGAGTACAGCAGCGAAGTAAAAAATAAAAAAACTTATGCAACATTTATTAAAAAAATAGGTTGACCTAAACGATTTTATTTGCTATATTATAAACATAACTAAGGCGACGGTCTTTTAGTTAGATAGTGCAAGGAAATGTCGTGTCGTAAGGACGGTAACTTGGCTAGTAGCTGTGGTGGCAGCACATGAGCGTGGAGACACGAAGATGTGTATTTCGAACGTAACTGTTTGATGCTAGGCGCAACCGAACGTATGAAAGTACTTACTAGGTTGTTGGAGGTGTAACTGAGTCCTCCCTATCACTTTATTATTAAAAGGTCTACTATATTTTAGTAGGCCTTTTTTTGTGGATGTAATAACCCATTTTAATGTTTTTGATAAATACTTGTGTTAAGGTAGAGAGCCTCAACGAGGACTTATGCGGTACCATCCGCGTAGACTTAGAACGTCATTTCAAGGAGAAAACAATGGGACGTCCAATCAACAAAAACAAAATCGGTCAAGGCGCAGGCCGTATACAAGTAACCACTGTTAAATTTGCAGCAGGCGGCGAAATTACAAATGCGTGGATCGTGTCGCAGCGATCAACAAATAAATTTATTGTTTCAGACGGTACTAAAACTGAAACATGTACTCTTGTAAATAAAAATACAGGTGCATTAGCTGCAAACGAATTTAATCTTTATGCAACGCTTGATGATTCAACTGTTGTACAAGTTACAAAACTATACAACAGAAAAATTCAATACGAAGGTGGTACTGCCAATGTAGATACTATCAAGTATAACGTAGGACCAGGCGACGAAAACGACGATACTGCTGGTACAGCAACTTTACCAGTACAAGACTAAATTTGGAGATAATTTATGTCTAGTACAAAAATTGCCAATTATGGCGTCGACAATTATAAGATAAAACTCAACTCCGGAGGTACATTTTCAATCGACACTGGCGACGGTGCCGGCGAAGTAAGAATTTCCGGAGACCTTATAGTTACCGGCGATATAACCCAAACCGAACTTAATGAAGTTGTTGTTCGCGATAGAACAATAACTGTCAATGATGGCGAGGAAGGCAATGGTATTAGCAGTATCCCCGGATACGAGTTTGGATCTCAGTATGCAGGCATTGTTATAGACAGAGGAAATTTTCCTGATGCTAAAATGATGTACGATGAAGACCTTACATGGTATGATTCGCAAACTGGATTAGAAGATCCGAACACAGGTGCGTTTGTTTTTAAAACAAAAAGCGGATCAGACTCGGGCGGTGAGCAAGGCGAGCTACAAGGTATCTTTACAAACTTTATTGGTACCTTCAACAACACAGACTTGGTATTATTAGGAGCACAGGATCATACTGGAAAAGTTACTGTTACTAACACTGTTGATTATGAAAGAAATATTTTTCCATACACAGGCGATAGTATTACAGTAAATCCTTTTGCTCCTGATAATCTAACACCGATAAACGATCCTGACTTTGATGATGATGCAATTCCTAATATAAAACTAATGTTGGATTATATTAGAGATTATCATGTATACAATTTTCAAGATAAAATTTTAAGTTTAAATGACACAAGTATTAGTGTTAGTGACTTTACTTCTGATAGTAGTGCAATTAGTAATGCAAAAGTTACAATTGACTCAACAGATGTAGCAGAGTTTTATCTAAACAAAATCAACTTTATTGGTGTAGAGTTTGAAGACAACACCATTAGAGCAAGAATTGTCAATCAAAATTTGATTCTTGAAGGAAATGCAGAGGGTGTTGTACAATTTAACACTCCTGCATATTTTCCAAAATACGACGATGTAAATCCGGGGGACACAGATCCAGATGTTCCGGCAGATGGTATTACATTGTACAGTAAAGAAGAAGCAGATGGCGGCACTGGGTTATTCTTTGTAAATGAAAACGGCACACAAGACGAAATTATAAGCAGAAACAAAGCACTGCTTTACAGTATTATTTTTTAAGGAAGAAAGAATATGGCAATTGAAACAACACTGATAGGTGCAACTGACACAGTTATTCTAAGCGTTCCTGCTGATAAAAAATACGCTGTTACAACAATCTTAGTTTGTAATTATGCATCAACAGTTGACTCTGCAAATGACAGTAGTTTTGACATGCATGTTATTAAAACAGCCGGCGGTGTAAAAGGCGATGCTAATAAGATTTTAAACAGCGTAGAAATGCCAGCGCAAGAAACATTTAGTTTTAACACAGAAAGACTTATTCTTGAAGAAGGCGATAGAGTAGTATTAATTAGTCCAGACGCGGACAAGTTAAGCGCAACAATTAGTTATTTGGAAGTATAATGGAATATATCAAGAAGCAGATATTACACGAAAGAAAAATTGGTGACCGCCAATTATTAATCAACAACGACGGTTCCATAGAATTAACTCCGAGTAGCGGCAAAGTAAAAATTACAGGTGACCTTGAAGTTACTGGAGCAAGCTCGGGTGCTACAGACCCTTTTGTATACTATGTAAGTTTACAAGGAAATGATGACAACGACGGACTGGCTGCTGGGCCAGATAGAGCAAAGCGCACAATCAAATCAGCAGTTGAAGCTGCTCCTGAAGGTGCAACAATCAAACTATCTCCGGGCGACTACTATGAAGATAATCCAATTTATCTTAAAGCAAGACAGACTGTACGTGGCGACAGTTTGCGTAACTGTCAAGTTTGGCCAAATAATCCAACCGAAGATTATTTCTTTGTAGATAATGCTTGTTATATTTTCCAAATAACATTTAGAGGACTACGTGATCCAGGTTGGTGTGTGAGAATCAAACCAGGCGCACTAGTTACAACATCTCCGTATGTACAAAACTGTTCAAACATCAACGGACCTTGGCTGAATGACGGTACTGAGTTTGTTCCATTTGAAACTGTACAGATCGAAGGCGTTCCTGCAACTGCACGACCTATTGAAAACGATCCGGCTGTTCCTTTAGCCAAACGCATCAACACCACAGGTGGTGGTAACGGTATGCTTGTTGACGGTAACGATTATGATCAGCGTTCTCTAGTATTTTCGATGGTTGCGGACGCATTTACACAAATTGCACAAGGTGGTATTGGTTTCCATATTACCAATTTTGGTTATACACAGATTGTTAGTTGCTTCTCAGTTTTCACACGTATCGGCTTCCAAGCTACCAAAGGTGGATATCTCAGTATTTCCAACTCAGTTAGTGACTTTGGTACATTTGCTATCATCGCTGACGGTGTATTTGACAAAGTTTATACAACAGCAAGACCTGTACAAGATTATTCAAGTAAAGTAGGTAGTATCACAGTTAACAGCACTGGATCAGGATATGCGCAAGCGCCAGCAGTTGTAATCGATCCACCAACTGCTCCTAATGGTATACAAGCAACAGCAGTAGCAACTTTTGATACACTTCGAGGTGAAGTTACTGGACTTACTATTACCAACCAAGGCGATGGATACCAGACTGTACCACAAGTTAACTTCATCGGCGGCGGATTTAGTGTTCCTGCAAGTGCAACAGCTAACTTGCTTAAAAATCAAGAAATTGTAGTTGATAGTTTAAGAGACATTCCTCAAACAGGTAGTATTATCAAGTTTGAAGGCGATCCTATCAAATACTATGTTACTAATAATACAATTTCACAACAACCATTTATTTACGACGAAAACATTTGTAGAAGAGACGTTGCTCGTATTGTCGATGCTGTAATTGGCGATGTAGTGATGGGTACCAATTATCAAGCACTAGCAGCAGGTAGAAGTTATCTAAGAGCTACTTCTCAAAAAGTATTGTTTCAGCAACTTGCTCCAACAATTTACGGAATTGAAGCTGCACGTGATGCAATGCTTGAAAGATTACCTGACAGTGATCCGACAAATGAATCTGCAAGATATGACGTTATTGAAAGATTTGCTGAAATTGTAGCATTCCTTCAAAACGAAGATAGTAGTGCAGCCCCGGATATTCTTTACAATGATGTAACAGCAGTTGACCGCGGACATTCAGACGCAAAAGATACTCTACTGTTAAACAAAGACTTTGTTGTAGAAGAAGTGATTGAATACATTAGAGATCAATTCACCGAACTAAGCTACAATCAAGAAAAATGCGAAAGAGATGTTAAACTTGTAACAAAAGCAATTGCCGACGATATGAAGTTGGGCACCGACTACAACACAATTACTGCGGCACTTGCATATCTAAGAGCCAACAGTAGTGTGGTTATTAGTAGACAGTTGGAAATAACAAAAGCTGCTTTTGTACATTTGCAAAATTCAATTCTTGACTTGCCAGATGTTGTAGCCAATGCTACTGCAACTATTAGAGTAAACAATTTATTTGAAGAATTCTTTGATATCTTAAATGGGTCTGATTATAATTCAGTTACTTGCAGAAGAGATTTAGCCTATATCTTTGACAGTGTTCAGTATGACTCATTGCTGGGAACAAACTTCAACAGTGTTACAGCAGGTCTAAGCTACGAAAGAGCGCCAAGCTATTATGTAATCGGCAGCCAGTTCCAACAAACAGTCGGTGCTATTGAACGTGCTAAAGAACTAGCAGTTGTTGCCGCAGCAGGTAACGCAACCGCAGCAACTAGAGTCGGCGACAACTTCCAAGAAGTTCTTGACATACTTACTATTGCAGACAGTTCGCAAGATACATCAACTGTTAATAGAATTACTTTTAGCGACCCGGGTGTCGACGCTAACAAAGCAAGTGCTAGAGAACAAATTCAAACCAACCGTGCATTTATAATCAGCGAGCTAATTGCGTGGATTAGTGCAAACTATCCAGCACTGGTGTACAATCAAGCAAAATGTGAAAGAGACACAGGATTTATTCTTGATGCTGTGAGTTTCGATGTTCAGTACGGTGGTAACTTTGCAACACGCAGAGCAGCAGATGCATATTTTAGTTATGCAGCATCTCAGCTTCCAACAGATCAGCAAGCTGCTACTGTAGCAGCATATGCACAACTATCAACAATACTACAAGACATTGTTGTTGAAACATATCCAGGACAAGATGTTACTGGAACACCAGCTACTGGAGTAGAATCTGCAGAAGTAGATGGGCTTGTTGGAATTATTGAAAATGTAATTGCAAACAATACTCTTAGTGCATTGCCTGCACTAATAGAGCCTGATACAAGTTGGGTAGCAGCCGGGATTGATAGTGCCATTGACGATGTACTAGCAGAAGAATCTACAATTATTGACGAAGTAATTGCAGAGATTGGCGTAACGATTACAAATGCAGATACTATCAGTTATCCGATTCCAACTGATATTATTCAAGCAAAAATTAATGCAAAAGATCAACTTCAGATTAACAAACGCTTTATTCAAGAAGATGTGCTTGCGTATATTGCAAACCAATTTCCAACACTTGATTACAAGCAAGACAGATGCTTTAGAGATGTTGGATACATTGTAGATGCATTAACATATGATATACTTTATGATTCAAACGATGCAACACTAACAAACGCTAGAGCATATTATGCAAATAGTGTAAATCAGTTAGGAACACAAGACGAAATTGATGCAACAATTTCTGCATACACACACTTGCAAGGTTTGATCGTAGGTGTACTAATTGAAGCAGCAGTTTCCAAGCAATCAGGCAATCCACTGGATCAAGATACATCTGGAGATCCTGCAACAGCAGTGCAATCAAACAGAGCAGAAAGTTTACTACAAATTATCATTGACGTAATTACAGAAGGAAACTTGGATAGCTTACCTGGTTCAAATGCTCCGACTACATCATGGGTTTCTCAAGAACTGATTGCAGCAAGTGCAGCAACAGCAGCATCTGCAACACAGTTTGCTGAAGATACCACAGAGTTTATATTATTAAACTATCCAGACTTTACATATGACAGAGAAAAATGCAAACGTGATACTGCACTGATTATCGATGCTGTTACTAGAGACGCTCGTTTAAACACAAACCACAACAGTATCATAGCAGGGTTGGCATATCGTAGAGCAAGTGCAAGTGTTGTTGATGCTTCTCAATTACCTGCAACACTGATGGCAATACGTGAAGCAAAAAGACTTTGCTTAACTTATGTTGTTAACGATGCTACTGCAACAACTCGTGTTACAAATAGATTTGACGATGTACTAGAAGCAATTGAGTATGGCACACTGCCAAGTGAAGGATATTCGTATCCAGCACCAGGGCCTGCTA